ACAAAATAACTACCATTAAATAATGAACTATAGTCAAATCCATCCATGTTTCTACCTTTAGGTAATTCTTTAAAAATTCCAGTAGCTCCGTGAAATCCCATNCCAATACGAATATCGTCTTCTGAATATGTACTTTTAAGAAGTTTNATACTTCTAAAGAATTTTCCTCCTGTAGTCTCATCTATAAAGTTTTCTACTTTATAACTAGGATCATTTGTCTGATACCTAATTGGATCAAAAAGACTAGTAATTACATCACTATCTTCTCCAGGTCTTCCACTCTCCTTGATATCATCTATAGTTGGTTCAAACGAATCCATTTTTCGAAATGCTGGATTATTTAAACCTCTTGTAAGTTGACTAACGGTAACAGGAGAATATCCTAACATGTCTCTAAACCATTGATTATATTCTGAAACTTTATCAATAGCTTCTTTTTTATTAGATTGCCCTTTCTCAAGTTTTGTGATTCCTAAATGATCTTCTATAGGAATAACTATTTCATTAGGATGATTTGGTATGTATACTTTAGTATATTCATCTACTTGCTCAAATCTACCATTATCTTCTGCATATCTCCTTACATATTTATAAATTGCTGTTGGATTTTGAGCTCCTTCTATAATATCTACTATTTCAAGAAGTTCGTTCAAATAATCTTTATAAGCTAAAAATAAATCATGTTCATCTTTTGTGAGTTTTACATCCCACCATCCTAGTAACTTTGGAATAGGTATTAAAATACCTTGATCAACAAATATCTTTCTACTCATCCATTTAGCAAGTGTATATATTTTACTTCTTTCCATAGAAAATAATATCACTTTAAACTTAACATCTTTAGGTCGAGTTTTTATATACCACTCAGCAGGATTTAATATATATGCTGAATGTACATATGCAGATTTTCCAGATCCACTAGCTCCAAACACCATAGTAAGAATTCTTTTACGAATTCCTATATATCTATTTAGTCTATCAAATCCCATAGGTATTCCATTGTTGAGTCCCTTCATACCATTCTCAACTTCTTTTGATAATTGTTCAAAACTCATATTATTAATTTTCTTTTTCTGGAATTATTGGTGTGCTATTGTGAAGCATCGTAGTTTTATCTGAAGATCCTTTAGATGATCCCCATTCATAAGAGATTATAGTGGTATATGAACCAAGAAGTGCTCCTATACATAGAGTGATTGTATCAGTATATATATACCACTGATATTATGTGTAAACATGAACACTATTACAATTATAAGACCTATAATTACAACAAGAGCTAATATATATCTAAATATATAATCAATAAGATCTTTAGTTTGAGGATTCATGTTTACATTTTTAGGAATATTTTTCAAATATAATCATTTTTCAGATTAGTTAAGATTCGTAATATGAAATAACAATACAGCATTCATATTAACATGCTTACCAAAGTGAATTGACAGGGCATTGAAATTTCATCTTAACAGTTTTTAGTTCCGTTTTCATTCACCATTTTACCTGCATCCCTTGCTTGTAAGGCTTCCAATTCAGTGATAAAGGTTTCATAACAATTTGCTCTTTCTCTTGTCCTTGTTACTGTCATGGTCTTTAGTGATCCTTCATAACCGTTAAGGAAAGCATTAATGTTTTTTACTCTTTCTTTGTACTTTTCAATCAGTTGTTTCATCTTTTTTAGTTTTAAATTCAAATTTCTTACAACTCTGTGTATTTTGTTTGTACGTCAATCTTACGATGTTCATACATACTCCTGTTACTACTCCAAACGTAGAAAAGTGTTTACAATTCGAGCATACTTTCTTATCCCCTTTCGGGGCAATGTCAATGAAGTATTGCATGATTAATCTTTAATTCCAATTGTTACTTTAAGAAAATTGGTTGCAAATTCGCCTGCCCTTTTAACTGAAAATTCATTACTCTCTCTATTTTCATATCCAACATTATCAATTTCAACTATAAAGTTATCTACCAATTTACACATTTCTTTCAAGTTCTCAAATCTTTCATTGTCGGTATTTGTTTCACCAACAGGATTGATCTTACCTACTAACTTATTTACAATATCAAAATTTGTCATCTTTTTACATTTTTATAATTTTTACTTCGTCTTTCAAATAACTCAATCGGTACTGGTACAGTTCAGGTAACTTTTTAGCATTCGTTTACGGGGAATACATTTCCAGTTTGAATAAGATAAATTAGCTTTATTTGGTTAGTGTATTTTACCATGCCTATCTCATCTTGATTGCCACAATAATAATTATCACCATATTTATTTATTATCATGCAATAATCAAATTTCTTTGTGTGATAAGCGTAATAGCAATATCCTACCCCATTTGTTTCATTAAATCCATTATTAATAAACCATTGGTGTGTTATTTCTTCATTTTCTACACATTTATTAACAGCAGTTAATTGTCTTATTTTTTTTATTGCTATCTGGTATCTATTCTCCTCGTTATATCTACCTGTTGCATGAAGACCAGCATTAAATACGTCACGCATGGCAAAATATAGAAGTTGTTTATTTATTGTTATATCTTCCATTTTGTTCTAAGTGGTTAATAAATAGTTCTATTTCAGTTTTTAATAATCCCATTTTGGTAATAAAATCTTCCATCGAATCATCATCTTTTTTATGAAGCTTAATGGAATATTTACAGTCAGATATTTTAATAAAGGTATCCCTGTATGTTTTATCATCATATCGCACATCTCCATCAAACGTAACAATAGTGCTAGTTGAAGATGATGTTATGCCATTTAACCATGTTCTTTTATTGTACATATTGTGTTTTTAGTGTATAATCTTTATTAAATCAATAATATGTATTACTATTGCCTCCCCTGATTGGAATAAGTGTATTAGGTGGTTCATAGGTTTTCAAGTTCGTTTTTTACCTTCTCCCACCAACAAGCAGGATGCCAACTATTAGGTTTATAATCATTAATAGCCATTTTAAAAGATAATATAACCTGATTAACAGTTATCAAAGCGCATTTTTTCGCTATATCTTTTGTTGTTTCACAAAGGAATAATAGCTTATAGTACTGATCAAATATTCTTTTCGCTTCGTCTTTCGGTGTCATTTCTTATAGTTTTATGGTTCTTGATTTATCTGTTTGTGCATAAAGTTTTCTGTACGAAGTACAAATTCCAGATTTTCCGTTGCGTGGGATATACATGATGCAATCTTTTCCGCACGTTCCATCAACCTCTCCAATTTCTCCCATCACCTTGCAATAGAAAAAACCTTTTTCGTCAGATATTTTAGCCTCAAAAACAATTCTTTCGACTTCGTTGTTATCTATCATTTGCTGTTTGTGACCTGCGATTGTATAACACGTTTCTTCGTCATTATCTGAAAAATAGTATTTTGACATGTTTTATAGTTTTATTCGTTAATTATTTTGGTTCTGGTACACTTAAGGTGAGTTTTTAACTCGCCCCTTCACCTGAAATATACTTTGCTGCCAATTCTTCTGATGTGAAGAAATTCACATTTGGAATTGGTAAGGTGTATTCTTCATCTTCAGCTTTCAATCGCCAGAAACCGTCCGATCCTTCGGGTTCGTACCAATTATTATGCAACCAATCTGCGAAGTCGGTTATCTTAGAAATTCCTGCATCAAATCCACATTCGAATGGTATTTTATATTCATCAATTGGAGTACATGCCAACGCGCAGCTAATAGCGAAATTATCAAATGCTTGTTTCTTTTCTTCTTCTAAATTCATAATTTTAGTATTAGTATTTGTTTCGACTTGATTCTCAAGCCGTATTATTTAACTGTTCGTTTATCAATCGCTTGACCTGATTCAATCAATCCGTAGACATCAAAATGCCATTCAAAAAGCTTTTGCATGATTAAAAATCCATCAAATAAATCTACTTCCTGAGAATAATCAGCAGTACGAATACAAACCTCTAAATCTAAATCAATATTCAATGGCATATAGAAATCTATATCTTTATGAATATTCTTTTCAATATAATCAATCGGTATCGTTCCATCTTCCAAAGGCTCGGTAAGTGCAGACATTGGAAGGAGAAGGGGCTTCCATCCACTAATAATTGTAAGGTTGTATATCTCAAAGTTTAAGGTGTATATCATGCCACCCTTAGCTTGTATTTTTAACCCTGTATTCAGGTAATGATGCAGGCAATCTTTTAATTCTGTTTTCATTTGATTGCTTTTTTAATTGCTGATCTAATTTTATCAAGTTCGCTTCGAGTAGGGAACGGAGCGAGTTGATTGGATTCGTAAATATCAGTTAAGTATGATTCGACGCTTATTAACGCTTCAATCATTTCAGGTGCGGCAGATATTAGCCTTGCATTTGCTTCCATTTCATTCCTAGATACGACTATTTCATTCGTGTTTTTATCACATCTATCAATATTGCATGTAGCATTTCCAATATTTACCTCAACACTCATATTATCTCCACCTACATATTCCCATTTTTCTTTTGTAAATTCGTGTTTCATATCAATATTTTTCTAATTCTGTTTTTACTTCCTGATAAAAAGCATAATTATTTAGCTGGCGAACTACTTTTAGTGTATTATGAACGTCAATCAAAGCACACTCTTTGATTAATTCATTTTCAATAGGAACTCCATTGCAGTCTTTAATCCTAAATCCTGCAAGTGTGTCAAAGTATTGCTCAAATATCCTTTTGGCCTCTATTTTCGCTGTCATAGGTATGTCTTATAAATATATGTAGTTTATTTAAAATTAACAAATGCAAATTCTCCAAACAATTCTTTTGCTTTTGCATCATAGGCTTTTGCTGCTTCTATTTCGTCTTTAAATCTACCAATGAAAATACGCCTATAATTGACCCCAATTTGAGAAACCCATTTTTTACTGTAATTATTCCAATTTACCCCTTTATAAATTGAACTGCCATTTAAACTAATTCTTTGATTTTGACAATTTTGAATTGTGGTGCATTCTCTTAGATTTAATCTCTGATTATTTAATCCATTATGATCTTTGTGATCAATCATAGGCAAACCAAGTATATATGAGTGCATAAATTGACATTTCATCTTATTATTATGTGCAAATTGACGAACAGCGTAATATAAATTATTCGATTTGCGAATTTTAATATACCAATTTAATTTATTTACTCTTTCGTAATCTTCATCGTCAACTAAGGCAACATATTTGCCCTTATTTTTACCATACTTGCTTAATAATATTTCTTTCATAATATAAAAATACCATACCGATTACAAAGGCAGTCCAGTTGTACGGAGTTGTACTTTTGGCGATGTAACCGATATGGAATTTTAAATATTTTCATTACTGACCTGCGGTGTAAAGATAGTATAATTTTTGTTGTTGTACAAATTTTTTCATTTCTTATTCCTTTCGTTTATAAATAGTTCAAATAACTGCGAGGTAGTGTAAACTACTCCATCCGATTCTCTATACCATCTATTTTTCCCATAGAAATACGGTTTATAACCGTGAAGGCAATCGTTCGCAAATTCAATCGCCAACTTCTCCAGTTTAGTTTCAGTCCAACTATTACCGATCGTAAACCCTACTACAAAATCAGAACTTGGTTTGCATTCAAAATGTTTTTCTGAATTGGCCTCTGCTTTAACTTCTTTTTCGTCAATTAATTTCATTTTATAAAATTTCAGTTAATTTTTCTCTCATTATAAATATTCTTGATTTCACAGTACCTAAAGGAATACCAAGCATTTCGGATATTTCCTCATATTTGAATCCTTGTGAAAATAAAATCATTGGAATACTTAGTTTTTTATCTTGGTTATTTATAAAATCTAATATCTGATTTAAATATACTTTATTGTCGATTTCTCTACTGGTGCAAATGTTATTGCCTTTCACATCTTCGAGTTCTAATTGTATTCCGTGTCTAACTGATCGTCTATAATTATTTACAAAACAGTTTTTCATTATAGTAGTTATCCATCCTTTAAAATTCGTATCATCTTTATATTTTGCTTTATTTTTCAATGATTGTAAGATGGTTTCACTTAACAAGTCCTCACTATTTTCAATATTCCTAGTCAATCTAAAGGCGAAGTTTTTAAGTCTTGGAATCATACAAACAAGTTCATCTTCAAAAGTAGACTTCATTGTTTGTCNCCTTCAGTTATTAATGTTTTCATAATTTAAATTTTAAATATCTGTACCTCCTCTTTGTTGTACAGATGTTGTTTGAACTTGAACACCTTCTTTAATAAGCTCAATGAATGGTTCAAATGCTAATTGATTAAGATATGTGAGAGAGTTTTGCATATAGGTAAGTTTATTCTGTTTATTTTTAATAGAATTTTCTTTCTTTTGAATTACATCAAAATTAAGAGCTTCTACGATATCTATAATAGTATGCTCTCCTTCAGAAAGAATACTAGTAAGTTTTGCCTTACATCTATCTCTATCTACTCTTAAAGATCTACTACCAGTAAAAGATATCCCTTTATATGTAAATGTATCTGTTCCAGGATATGCTTTCCAAAACAGATCAAAACCCTCACTTGGAATATCTGTTAAAATCTTCTTTTCTGCAGGTTTCTTTCTAAGAAGTTGTGGAGGATTTTCGGTATTAATGAATATCATTAATTCTTTACCTAATTCTGTAATACTATTATCATTGATAAGACCTTTTCTAATTAAAGACTGATATAGTGCTGATATCTTAGGAATTCCTGATTGTAGCATATAAGTTAAATCAGTTCCTTCAGAAATCCATTTAAGTAGAATGATATGATCCATTGAATATCCTTTACTTATTAACTCCTGAAAATGGATTGGTGTAAATTTTATATTTATCATTTGATTAAACTTTTTTGAATCTTAATCTTGTTGTTTCTCTATCGGTAACTAGATCATTAACTATTAAATCATCAATAGCCTGATTGTATTCTTGCTTACCATAGGCGTCCATAGCTTCAAATATAAATTTAATATCAGCATCTTCTACTGCTTTTTCTATATTTTCTTTATTACTCTCAAAATTCTTTTTTCCAAATTGTATAAACCATTCTTTAACTGTTTTCATTTTATTTTCTCCTTTTTAGTTGATGTTAAAATTATAATCTTAGCTGGACGTTTGTTTTGTTCTTGTTCCCAGTCCCAATATTCCTCCTCTTCTCTCATTCTATTCTCTAGGAGATACATCTCGTGTAACTCCTGAAATCTTTCCCAGTCTTGTTGTATCATTCTATAGTCTCCTGTTTAAGAAGTTCATCGGCCTGCGCAAGTGCCTGTTCTGCTACCCATTTATATATATAGGTATCATATCCCTCAACTAATACTCTATTTGCTAAGATTCCTTGCATTGCCATTCCTGCCAGATAAAGACGTATAGATATTCCTTTTTGTGTATAATTATCTGTCCCACAAGAAAATGCAGGAGATTGTCCTAATTTCGTACTTTTCATTTTTTTTAATTAGTTTTTTATTTTTAATCCAAATTGAAGTTCAAACCATTTAAAAGTTTCTTCAGCTTTTCTTTTATTGCAATGAAAAACTTTCTT